TCATTTTAGACACTGTTCCCGAACGTACTCCTGTAGCCCGGTCAGTTGCCGCTTAACGGTTTCGATTCGCTTTCGGAGGGTGTAATAATTTCGTTCAGCGGTGTCAGTAAGTCTGGGGCCGGTGCCATCATCCATGCCGGTGGTGCTGGCAGTTGCGTTCTTTCCGCAGGTTGCGTTGAGGCGCAGCCGCTGACGGCCAGCAGCAACATCACGTTCAAGCTGATCAATCTTACCCTGAGCATCTGCCAGTTCTCCAGAATATTTCTCATCGAGTGCCGCGACGTCGCGCTGGCGACGCTGCATGTCTTTAATGGTGTCTTTAGCCAGATTTAATTCACGATTAACTTTGGTTAAAGATGCCTCTGTTTTTGTGAGTTCTGTCCGGTAATAGAGCGCCGCAGCGAGCAGCACCAGAAACAGCAACGGCTTCCACCATGCTTTGACAAAAACCCATAGCGCCGACATCAGAGCACCTTGCATGCTGCGTTAAACCGCGCTCGCCGGTCGTCGATACCGTTCTGGCCGCCGTTAATGATCTGCGTTACGCGCGTAACATCGCCCGGGTAGTTCATGCAGCCTTTACTCATGAAAAACCAGGCAGCGCTGCGCGCGGCGTAATCGTCCTGCGCCAGCAGTTCAGGCTGAGACACCAGATCGACTTTGAGGCCGTTGCCGCAGTCGCGGTAATTGGTCAGCCCGGTGATTTGGATCAGGCCGCGCCCGCGGTAATTCCAGCCATCGCCGGGACCGTTATTCCCCATACGCTTGCTGTATACCAGATTTGCGATTGCGCGCTGGCGCTCCAGCGGCAGAGACTTTTCGTAAGGCTTGCGACCGAGCGCGTTGATCTGATCCATCGACAGACGATTGGAGAAGGTGATCCGCAAGGCAGCAACGCTGTAGTTGAAGCTTTCTACCAGCGAAGTGAAGCCAGCCGACTCATGCCCTACCTGCGCAATGAACATCGCCTGATCGACTGTCTTTTTAATGCCAAATTCAGCCATTGCTGCAACGATGTGCGGTTGCCAGCGCGCGGCCAGCTCCGGGGAAATACCAGCAGCTTTCTGGAACGTTTTAATGTCCATGTTGGGACCTCGATATTTTGAAAATCTGAACGACATTGCCTTTCGTCTTTATCAGGGCAGCCAGAAAAACCGCTTTGATAATTACGTCAGACCAGTCAGGGAGGATGTAATAGCCGTAGAACGTCCGCACAGGAACGCTGGCGGCCACGACGATTACGATGTAAGCCAGCCAGCCACCCCACCAGCGATGGCGCGCGCCTTCCCGGCGGAAAAGCAGGACGCGGATTGCGATCCCCGCGCAGATGATGGCGTTAAGCAGGAGCAGCATTTCAGGGCTGGTCATCGTCTTTTCTCCCCGGAATCAGGTCGCGTGGATTTTCAGAACGGTGATAGAGCCAGATGCCAATGCGTACAGCCACAATGGACGAGACGAAAGCGCCAGCAGCGAACACGATCCCTTTTTCAAACGATTCTTGCGTTATCGTCGGAATAAGGCTGGCAATACCAATGAGAATGGCCGCTGTTGCTTTGTAAAAGAGAAGGCCGCAGAGGAAGCTGAGAACAGCCAGCAGTACCCGCCTTTTTATAGGGTACTCAACCGCCGATGTAACAAATATTACCGCGCCTGCCAGCGCGCCCAACGCCACCTCCGGAGGCACTCCGGCCAACACAGAAGCCAGCGCACCAATGCTAAGCGACTGATTTAGCGTGTCTGCTGTCATCGCGGTTGACATTGTAACCACCGTTTAATGTGCATAAGAACCCCCTTAGTTGGTGAGTCCATAATACACAATAAACCACATTCGGATAATATTACCTCGGATTGGTCTTAACAAAGTTACCTTAAAGGTATAAAATGAAGGGAATGAATATTAGAAAAGGCACAAGGCCACCTTACAGATGAAGGAATTGAGAAAGGATATTCAAGGCTTGAGAGCCTTAGCCATTATCGGCGTTATAATTTTTCATTTTAATAAGGAAATCCTCCCTGGTGGATTCGCAGGGGTAGATGTTTTTTTTGTCATTTCAGGTTTTTTAATGACTAAAATCATCCTCACAGGTCTGGATAATAATAATTTCAACATTGCAAAGTTCTATTATGCAAGAGTAAAAAGGATTGTTCCTGCCTTGTCCGCAGTGTGCCTTTTGTGCGTGGCTTTTGGATGGACGGTGTTGCTACCAAAGGATTATCTTGAGCTAGCACATAATGCTATCGGCAGCATGTTATTTTATTCAAATTACTTATATGCATCTCAAACAGGATATTTTGATACCGCATCCGTAGATAACATTTTACTGCACACTTGGTCTCTTTCAGTAGAGTGGCAATTCTACCTAATATATCCACTTATCTTATTCGTCTTCAGCTTGTTTTTGAACAGGACATTGATACGATCCTTAATAATAATTGGATTGCTAGCATCACTGGCAATATCGATAAACCTAACCATGAACAGCCCAACAAAAGCATATTTCACTCTAAATGCAAGAGCGTGGGAAATGCTTGCAGGTGGTTTAGCTGTAATATTTAATGAAAAAGAATTTTTAAAGAAAAAATCTAGGATATGGGAAGGTGTCGGCCTTATACTCATAGCAACCGGTTACTATCTTTTCGATGAAAGAACGGCATGGCCAGGTTACAACGCCATTGTTCCTGTTTTAGGCACATTCTTAGTCATATGCGCGACAAGGAATAGTTCGAGTATCACAGGAAGCTGGCCTCTGCAATTCATTGGGAAAATATCATACTCTCTTTATCTTGTTCATTGGCCTTTGATTGTATTCTCTAGAAAGGTGGGCGTTGATTTAGACGCACTGGCTTATTTTACATTATCTTTATTGATCGCCTCAGTTATTTATTATTCAATTGAAAGGGCAAAGAAACTCTCATTCCTTAATATGTTTATAGCAATAACAGCTTTAACTTTTTCCAATTATGTTCAGAATACGCATGGAGCCTCTTTTCGAGTACCTGAAGAATTAAAGATGTCCAGCGAGGAGTTTCAAAAAAAATATTACGGCGGCTATGGATATAAAACAAATACCCCTTACTCGTCCCATGCCAAAGATGGAGTTGACTTCATTATATTTGGAGACTCTTTCGCCGCGCAGTATGCAAAAGCGATTGATGAAAAAGGCCTGCACTCTATCAATATCTTTTTCCATGGCTGTCCCATTATGCCTGACTATAGCCGGTACAAGGATGGTAAGGAAGACTTGAATTGCTCTAAGGCTTATGCGCATCTTTTAAATACTTTTAAAAATAATAAAAATGCAGATGTCTTATTCGCATCTGCTTGGGATAACTATAAAGACCTTCTGATTAAAAGGAATGGCAAGTTACCAGAGGACCTTTCATTCAATGAGTTTGCTGATGTTTGGATTAACCAAATCCAAAAGATCATGGATGCTGGAGGAAAAAGGCATTACTACATTATTGGTAGGCCTGTACCCACTAACTCAAACAGTTATGGGTGTCTTGTGCAAAATGTATTGCCAGGATATAAACTATTCAAAACCTGCAACTCTAAAAGATCTCTAACAGAGATTGAGATTAACAATAAATTAAGAGAAGCATTCAAAGCAAACGGAAATGTGACTTTTATAGACCCAAATAAGGTTCTATGTGATAAAGATGGATGCTCAGTAACGGTTGGTAAAGAACCGCTATATACTGACGGTGCACATTTATCTATCTACGGTGCAAGAATGGTATTTGATGAGGTAACGCGAGTGATATCAGAAATCCACCATTAAAAAAATAAACGCCCATCCGTGGGCGTTTTTTAATTAAATCCGCTTTTTTCTCGGTAACTACATACCGGAGCAGTGACGCCGGTTGCCCATGTAAGGGAGATCCTGTCTTTAGCTTCAAGATGTACCTGCTGGACACCTGCTGTAGATATGGCGACTGCATCGCCTCCTTCCCCTCCGCGAATAATTAAAGCCTGAGCAAATGAGCTTCCGACTATATAGAATGTAACTGGTAGCCGCGTTGCGTTATCCCACACGCCATTCGTTCCGCCAGAAACAGACGAGGTGGTAAGAGTGACTGCATGGCGAGTGTCAGTAGTGTTAATGTAGTCCGGGATTTTGGCATCATAGATATTGTATCTAATAGTGCCAATCCCGTTGTTATAAAAACCACCGACCCCTGTTTTCCAGTTATTAACAGTGACATTTTTTACTTCACAGCTTGCAGTATTGGCCTGGACTTCAATACGCTCATAAATCCCGCCATCAATAACCGTACTCTTACATCCTGCACTTAATACCATTCTCTGGCTTGAGTAACAGTTTATAAATTTAGTGTATGTCCCTTTATCAGCAACATCTGCCGTCGTTGCATTAAGATTTTCAAAACCCATACCAATGAATGTGTTGAATCTACAACCCGCAGCGATAGCAACGCCATAGTCAGTACAAGCCTCGCAGCTTCCTGATATGAACACGTTACCATCTCCATAAGCAATATTCATACCTCTTGGCATGTTCTCCATATACATATTTATAAAGGTATTGTTAGTCGGTTGGCCTATATTTTGCGTACCCCTGATACCAGGAGCAAACTGCATACCAAAAGAAGGAATATTGCTATAAACATTTGGATAAGTACCATTGATGGTTCGAGATCCGCTACACATCAAACCAGTATATTTACCAAGCATGCATCCCCTGAACCATAAGCCTGTACTACTGGCTGGGTTAGCCCCCCAAAAAGTAACATCATTCCAAATGTTTCTGCTATTTCCCTGCATATTAATTATGGTTCCGGTGTTTGCATTCCCTTCAATATGAATACCTTCCATATTAAAAGAATCAAGAAAAGGCGAGTTATCACCGGCAACAAAAGCATCGATGTTGAGTGCAATATGCGACGGAGCGTTATTCATACATCTGAATGCCGTTCTCATTGATCCATCGCCTTTCCAGGTTGTTCTCGGCATAAGAACGTTTCCCAGATCGGTGTACCGGTAAATCCCGGATGGGAAATATAATGTTTTATATTCACCGTTCATTTTCAGGATCATCTTTATCCAGTTCGCTGTGTTGTCCGTTGCATCATCTCCAACTAAACCCCAATTGCGAACGTCATAAATCGGATAGCCATTCAGCATACCGACGCATCGCCAGTTGCTGTCGGGAGATGATGGTATTGTCACAGGAAAGCCGGTTGACTTGCTGATGTACCAGAGATTTTCAGCAGGATAAAAGACAGCTTCGCGCTGTGAGTTGACGCTACCAGGGATGCCAAACTGATATTTTTTGCGGAGTTGAGCGGGTTGATAGTCCGTATAGACTGTTCCCCCATAAAACGACCCCACCCGCTTATCACCGCCCTGCTTCGCTAACTCGATAAGCACATCAGTTGCAGAACCGGAAGAAGGCACCAACCCAACCGGCTGACCGCCGACAAAACCGATTATCTTTCCTTCCAGATCACTGATCGATGGAAGTTGCGATACGAATGAATCCGGCACGCGCAGGGTACGGTTAAAATTGCCAGCAGAGAGAGTGTCGACATATTTTTTGGTTGCAGCATCCTGTGGATCGCGCGGGTCTTTAAGATTGCGGATGTAATTACCCAGGGCATCGTACCAGTTCGCTACTGATGACGGTTTCCGCAGAGAGAGCCTGAACGCATTAAACGCCTGCTGTATGAGCATGGTTAGCTTGTCGAATGCGTTTTCATGGATTTCCGGGAAGAAACTACCCTGATTTCTCAGGTCTGTATCCTGGGTAACAGGCAGATTGCGCTCAATGGAAATCTTCCATCCATCTGCCAGCGGCATCGTAAGATTAACTTTGCCGCCAAAATAAGTTCCCGCGCCAGTAACCGTGTAGTCAGTATCAAGGACAAGGGTTGTAATGTTCTCGCTGAGGTTGACTACCGTTACCGTCAGGTCACTCTTTTTGAAGACGCGAAAATTATAGTCAAAGGCTGTGGTTGTCCCATTGCCTGTATAGTCGTTGTGATCGACTTCGGTTGAAACGGTCATGTCATCAGCTCCTGTATGGCCGCGCCCTTCGCGCAATGCATATGAGCATTCTATAACCTGTCAAACCTATTATGAATTATCATTACCAAGAAGAGGGCAACAAATTACCCTATTGGTAAGGTGATTTTACTGGAGTAAAACGCAGCCTTCTGATATATGTATATATATACAGTACTTAGATGAAGGAGGCGGCATGTCGCAGTATCATCACCCTCTTGATGAGGGAAAGTTGGGGGCGTTGAATAGCCCGCAGGGCGTAATGGAACTGGTTGAAAAATCGCATCTAATGGAGCTTATCAGAGAGCTCGAGAAGGATGGGCATGATGTAAGCGGTGCCGCCGCCGAACTGGTGGCCCTCGTTAATTATGTCACCAGTACGCAGGTTTCCCTGAGTGATATTCAGACCCATCTTGACTACTGCGTCCTGAGCCTCAAGAAGAGCATTCGTTAGTTCAGAAAGGTAATAAGCTGATCATGTTTACCTTTTGGGTTATGCATAGGAGCATTGCCACAATACCTTTAGGGTATAAAATATCTAGGCCATTATTCCGATGGCCTACATACGGTACCGTAAAATGAAAAAAGAAATCGCTGTGCTGTTCGTTCTGTTATCTCTGGGTTCTGCTACACCGTCATTCGCTGGTAACTGTCAGCATGACAATGATACTGCTGCTGATGGTTCACGCTGTGGTGGTCGTTCAGCTGATTCCCGACCGGGCGGCAGTGGCGCGCTGTAATAAAATAATGGCCGCTTCGGCGGCCATGTGACATGTCGCTTATTTAACTCATCAATGCGCTTTTTTTCCTCGAGTCTTTTCCTTTCCATCCAGAGGAAAATGAAGTTATGTTTAAGCGATGTCGTGCCGCCATTTTTGGAAGGCAACATCAAGGCAATTAGCCCTAATAATGCAGCAATAAAACCACCGTATAACATGATTTCCATATCAGAGCGCATAAGCCTTCGGATACCATCAATAAAGACTACAGCGCCGAACAGTAAATAAATAATTAAGAAAGCAATTACAATGAAACGGAATTTACGCAAATCTATTTCCCCAACATAAACTGCGAAGGTGGAACCAGGAATTCGTTCCCCTGCTCGCGCTCAACCCTGCGCTGGTAGCGTTCCAGTGAACCTGGGTCCAGCGCGTCCTGTATCCTGTTCAGAATTAAACCATTCATCGCAGTACGCAGCCAGAAAATATTCAGGAAAGGCGTGTTGTCCAAGGCTGTGCGATACCAGTCGCCAAGATCCGAATCTCCACGCGTCGTCTGCTGCAACAGCGTAATAATGCTGTCAGCGTTGGACGCCGCCGGCCCCATCAGAGAAGTTACCGGCCCCGCACCCATGCGGTTTACCTCGCCGAACAGGAAATCGCCGAGGATACCGAGCCCGCCACCCTGAGCCGCTGCTGCCACAAAGGTTTTTCCGTCAGTTGGCCTGGGCGTCTGCCCCTTCAGCATCAGCTTTGCCTGCATGGAAACGTAGCCGAAAAGCGTCGCCCAAACGAAAAGGTTTGCCGTCCCAATAAAGGCTCCCTTCCCATTTTTTAGCATGGCATTGGTAAGCGAAGTGGTTTTCGATTCGCCAAGCCCGGCGGGCGTATATCCGCGGCCAAAAACCTCACGCCCGAGCACGTTCTGCATGAAACTGGCTGTAAAAGATTTGTACTGCCCAGCGAAGCGGATCGCCTCGCCCGCCACTGTTCCCGGAACCGTCCCCATCTTCATAAACGCCTGCGTGCGGTCACCGGGCTCGGACATAGCAATGTTCAGGCGATCGAGGATATAGCCGCGCAGCTGGCCTTCGAGTTGGTCTCGCGCGTCGGCGATTGCGCGATCCGTTGGGTTCAGCCCTTTGCTTTCAACATAACTGGCAATCACGTCATCCGGTACGCCGCGGACACCGCTGGTCGTCATGAACTTGCGCCCCTCGCTGTCAGCCATGTCCATGTTACGGAAAATTTCCCATTCCCGGTCACCGATACCGTGAAGGTCGAGGACGCGGCGCAGGTCTTCCGGCAGGCTGTCGTGAGGCTGGTCAGAATTTTTAGCCAGCCAGTTGGTAATCATCAGGGCGTTGGAATTGCGACCGCTTTCGGTCCAGAAATTCATCAGGTTATATTTGAAAAACAGCTGCTGCGCGCGCCCCATTTTCCCGGTAAGCGAGTCGTCGCCAGAGATGCGCCGGATGATTTCCTGCGTCATGGCGTCAGAATAAACGCCGATTGAAGACAGGATCTCTTTCTGTTCCGCGCTGTTATACCGGGAGAAACGCCCTTTCATGGCGCCCAACACGGCCTGCATAAAATTCTGCCCCTGGTAGCGCATTTCAGTGGCGGCGATCGGCACGTCGTTGAATGAAGAGATAACGGCGCCACCGAGCTGGCTCATACGCAACCAGCCCCGCACCGCGGCGGAAGCGTTGGCCCAGCCAACACTGCCAGGAATATTTAGCGAGCCATCAACCTGCGGCATTACCGTTCGATTAAGGCGGCGAACTTTAGTCATGTAGTCAGCCAGAGCTGCCGGGTTACCCGATTTGCTTACGTCCTCAGCCAGCGTGTCTGTGAGGTATTTGAACATATTGCCGGGATTGGTTCCCAGTATGCGCATCATGCCTGTATTACGCGCCGCGCTGTTAAGGCCGCCGAATAATGCTTCGCGCAGACTGCCGGTTCCGAACTGCTGATTGTATTCGTGCCAGGAGATCCCGTCTTTGAAATGCAGCACGCGCTCCTGGCTGGCGCGCTTCGCCGCATTTGCCGAACCTTTGAAGCCGTTCATCCAGTCTGGCTTTTCTGATGTCAGGTGAACGCCAGAGGCCAGACCGTTATACACATTCCGCATGAACTGATCGCGGTCGGCGATGCCATCAAAAGTGCGCTCATCGAGGCGCGGAAGAATTGCATTGCGCCAGGCATCATACCCGGCAGCGCGGATCTTCATGATGTCATGCGACTGTCGAACGATATAGCCCGGCTCTTTGCGTATCCACGCGCCAGCGCGGTTCTCGTCGATGCGCGCCGCTTCCTGCCACTTCATGATAATCTGCGCCGCACTGACTGACTGTTTCGTCATTCCTTCGGTAGATTCGCCGCGGCCAATTCGCCACATTGCGTCAGCGATTTCACGGTCGTTGCTGCCGCTGGCGATGAATTTAACCAGCCCGGCTCGGTCGAAATCGTAATTGATGCCTGCGTGATATTTCCCGCGAAGTTGCGCCACCTCTGAGGATACCGACCGGCGCGACCCGGTGCGCGCATCGTTACGCCCTACCAGTATCGCCTCGAGTCCTATATCCGGGCGGTCTTTCCAGACAGTGCGCAGCTCGCCGAGTCGCTGAGCCGCCACGCGGGTGTTAATCGCTTTATTGCGCGCTTCAATCTGTTTTGCCAGCACGTCAGCGTTACTTAGTTCTTCGGCGGCACGCATGGCCGCCTCTTCGAGTGACAGCGCTTCGTTGCTGGCAAGTATGCGGTTTGTTGTGTCGCGCATATCGCGCACCAGCCCTTCCATTTCATCAGCCGACAGCTCGCGGCCAGCGGCGGCGTTAACAGTGCGCTCGCATTGCGTCAGGAATTCGTTGGCAGCCATCAGATCCCCCGGTTAATCATACAGGCAGCAAAAGCCCGGAAAGCGTTGCTCATGCTATTGTCGCTGGCCTCAGCGCGAATAGCATTGAGGTTTTCGCGCATCGTGGCCGCGAGCTCCGGATTGTCTACAGCGATATCATCCAGCAGCGCGTTGCTGATATTGAATTCGTTCTCAAGATCAGCTGCGGCAGCTGTCAGCTCATGATCTGCCTTCTGTGTTTCCTGATAAACGCGATCAGCAGTTTCGCTAACCGGGCGCGCCGTTTCATCCACCAGCCGCGCCGGGTTCTGTATGCGCTGGATAGCGCGCTCGCGCAGAGCCGGTTTATGCAGCTCATAGAAAGGCTCAACGTCCGGGCTGCGGCCTTCCATCATGTGTGCCAGCGCGGCGCGGTAAGCCTGCTGGTTTACGCTCCAGTCTGCTTCCCTGATAGCGCTGGCGGCGGTGCGCACTGCACCGGCGACCGGCGACATCTGCATGCCGTCGCGGATCTGCTGCGCGCGCTCGGCGATGGTCACTTTCAGGTCGTCTGGTATCTCTCCGCGGGAAAGCTGGGACTGTCGGCCACGCGCCTGCTCAGCGGCGGCATTACGCTCAAGCGCCTGGTTTATCTCTTCATTACGGGCGGAAATCTGCGCTTTCTCGGCATCAATATCTTTCTGAGCCAGACGGCGAGCGTCCTTAAATTTCATGCGCTGCGCCTGGTATTCCGATGTACGCTGTTGCAGGGTGGCGTCTACCTCATCAGCGTGGCGAAGGTTGGCAGAAAGCTCGGTGCGCAGGTCTGTAACGTTGTCAATCTGCCCGGTTTGCAGATCCTGCTGGCGCGCCATGTATTCAGGCACCACGTCATCATAAGCACGGCTGTAAGCATAGCTCTCAGCATCGCTGGAAATGGCCGCAGCCAAATCCGCATTTGTGCCACGCTCAGGGATATTTACACCAGACGGGATGTTGTCCGGCGTTATGACCGGAGTTGGCTGAGATTCTGGTTGAATATCCGCCTGCGCCAGCGGAGCTGCGGGATCATTTCCTGGGCCTGCCGGTCGGCGCGCACGCACAAGGTCGGCGATAAGACCACCGCCCGCATGCATTAGCCCGCCCGCCATCGTGTTGAAAAATGTGCTTTCCAGCGCATTCCCGTAGGTAAAGTCATCGCCGCCGGCCGCCGCCGCCTGGGCAGTTAACGGCACTGTCGCCACGGCCTGAGCTGCGCCCATGCGCGCACCGGCAAACAGACGTTCCCCAAACCGCCCTGCGACAGAGGCCGCCTTCGCCTCGCCAGCAAAAGGAACCAGCGCCAGCGCCACGTTTCCAGGGTCTGCCATCGAGCCAGCTAGGCTGGCCGCGAAATTTAGCGGCGTCGCCGCCCAGCCACTCGGCGCAGACATGGCGATCTGCTGACGAGCCAGCGAGTTCTGGCGTTCTTCCACCACGTGATCGAGAAACGCTTTTGTTACACCGCTGTCCGGAACGTTGATGCTTTTAACGCCATACTGCTTGAGCCGCTCGTCAGCCTCCTGCTTGCTGACAATTGCAGAGTTAGGGTCGTTCGCCAGCATGTCAGCGGAAGAGAACCGAATGCCCGACATGACCGGGCCTTCTTCAAATCCCTGCTTCAATGAAGAGAGTAGCGATTCGCCCAGACCGGCAGGCGCGTTACTGATGGGCTGGTTAATGCCTGTGCCCGGATCATCTGTAAAAATTGGCATGTTATCGTCCTGACTGCTGGCCGTTCTGGAGGATGTCGAGAATGTTGTCTCGCTGACTCTCAACGCTGTAATTTTTCGACTGACCAGGCGTGTATTTCACTGGCGTGTCGATGAATTTGGTCAGTTTGTTCCAGGTCGATCGGGTGCCTGTTCCGAGTTTCGCCAGGTCGCTGAATGGAACAGTGATCGGGTTGCCGTCGGCACCGTTCACCAGCAGGCCATTCATCATCAGGGTGAGTCCGCTTTCATTGCTGTTCGTAACCCACTGCGCGCTCTCTTTGATGCGAGACAGGCTTTGCTCTTTGTTGATCGACTCTGGCAGCCGCGGGTCGCCAATCAGCGGCATAATCTGCTCGGATGACAGATTTTCAAGGTAGGCGTTTGCGCCGTCGGTTACGTCGCGCAGATCAAGACCGGTGCGATTTGGCAGGCGCCACGTTCCACTGGTCTGGTATTGCTCACCCAGAATGTCTTGGTAGGCCTGTTTCGCCGCGTCAGAGGCCGACATTCCGCGCTGCATGTTGATATAGGTCAGGCGCTTGCCCTGCTCGTTGAAGTTATTCCAAACGGCAGTGCCGCCGGGCTGGACAACCATCGTGCTGGCGAAGTCTTTAGCCTGATCGTTCCATGAGGAATCAGCTTTATCAGCGTCAGGCTTCTCGAAGCTTCCCCGCAGGTCAGCCGTTTTAACGCCGCGGTTCTGCCACAGAGCGTTTGCCGCACGCGGGTTTTCAGTTGCCATCACAACCTGTAGCGCCGGGAAGGCATTTTTCTGTACCTGCTGCATCACCTGATCGGAGTATTTCCCGAACGACTGCGCCACCGACTGGATCGCGGTGACGCTCGATTCCTGAGAATTATCGATGCGTTCAAGCAGGCTGTTTACCATCGTGTCGGGAAGAACCTTTTTGCTGCGGATGCCCAGACGGTCTTTTTCTGCCTGAATGCGCGACACCAGATATTCACCTGATGCCTGGTTGTTCTGGTATTCAGCAAACGCGCTCTGCACAACCGGGGAATATTGTTGCAGCCAGGTTCCAGGATCAGACTCGCGAGCCTTCAATACCTGGTTCAGTTTTGACTGTGCTGTTGCGTACAGCTCCTGCTTATATTTGAAATCAGCATCATTATCTTGCGGTCGAAGCGCCTGTACCGCCGCCGTCGCCTGCTGCACGTTACCCTGCGTGATTGACTGGTAAACGGGCTGCAATGTCATGGCCTGCTGATACTGCTGGTAGGTTTTCTCCATCTGCATGCGTTCTGCAGGGGCAGCCTGCAGCGGCATCACTGCTGCCCACTCACGCGCGCTGATAGGCTGAACAGGCTGACCAGCTTCAAGGCGAGCCAGATCATCCTGCATCCGGCTTTGCAGTGCTACGCGGCCGGCAGACACCTGCATGTCATAGAGGCCCGCGACTTTGCTCATCATCTGAGATTTGCTGGCCGGGCTCATGGCATTCCACCACGGCTGAGAAATCAGGTTCTCCATCGTCGCATCGCCGGGGATGGCTGCCGCGCTGCCCGTCACTTTCGCCACGTAATTTCTGGTTTCTTCGTAGGGGATCGCGGCCGCGAATTGCTCGTTGCTGATTGCGCCGGTGCGAGGATCGCCAAATTTTTCAATCCAGCCATCAACCGCGCCGGGACCGGCGTTATATGCCGCCACCGCCAGCACAGGATTATTGTCATATTTCTGCATCTGCGCGCCGAAATACGCTTGCCCGAGCCTCGCGTTATAGCGCGGGTCATTCAGCCACTTTTCACGATCCCACGGCACACCCGCCAGCCGGGCAGCTTCCGGCCCGGTATCCTCCATCACTTGCGCCACGCCTACCGCGCCTTTCTGGGAAACCAGCGGCGCGCCGTCTTTGCTGTACTGATTGCCGCCGCTTTCATTCCAGATCATCGCGGAAAACAGCTGTGCTTCCGTCGGTGTGTCTGTCACCTGCATCTTGCCGCCGGGACCCAGCATTTGCTGATACATCGGCACATACCAAGCCTCGGATGCACCTTTAGCTGCATTTTCACGCCAAGAAATCCAGTTCTGTTCGATCTCTTCGTCGCTCTGGCCGTGGGCCTTTCCATACGCGATGATGCTCTGATAAGCTGTTTGTCCCGCGACCTGAGCCATCTCGGGGTTAGTAAATTGCGTGGTGAGCGTTTTCAGCGTGGCTTCCTGCATGCCAGCCTCATACTGCCGCACCTGCCCCACCTCGTGCCGTCCGGCCTGGGTGGTGAAGCTCATCCGCTGCTGCTGCGCCTGCTGCAAGAAAGCATTGCGCGCCTGCTCGTCCGGCAGACGGGCGGCAATTTGCTGAACCTGCTGGTCAAACTGCTGGGTGTACTCCTGGCTTTTGCCGATCGCATTCTTGCCCTGGAGATTCATAAATCCGCTGTCAGGGTTATTAAGCAGATCATTGCCTACGGCATCCAGTTGCAGGCTGGCGTCCTGCATCATAGCTACGTTAGCGCGCTGCCGCGCCTCTGCGTAGGCACCAGCGTATTTCTGCGAGGCGTCGGCAATCACGTCACCAACGTTGGGCTGCGGTACTGCCTGCAAACCAGGAGAGGAATACCCGCGGCTTTCAACCTGACGACCGGTTACGGTTGGTACGACTGGCATGATGCTCTCCTTAACGCCCGGTAGGTGTGCCGACGGCAGCGCTAATCGGCGCGGCCTTGCTTTGGGTGAACGGGCTCCACGTGCCGCCGCCCATCTTATAAGCGCCATAGGCATTAAGCGGCGTAGTCAGCAGCGTTGAGAACGCCCCCATGTTCCCCTGGCTCCGGCTGGCGCTGGCTTGTGACTTGTAATTCTCCGCCTCCGTCTGTAAACCGTATGCCTGCCTGGTGGCGTTGTTCACCGTCGTAAGCGCGTCAAGTTCCCCGAATTGAGCGGTATCGCCGAACATGTCGAGAGCGCTGCCGCTGCCTAAATCCGCGCCGCTCGCTGCCAGAGTTGCAGCCTGACTGCCGCGGGCAATACGGTTTCTGCGCCGGATTTCATCCGCCTGGGCGTTGCCGCTGTTAATAGCCTCATTTGCCTGCTTCTCAGCTGCATCAGCGTTCTGGTCTGCTACTTTTGAGGCGTATTTTGCCTGCTGGTTCTGGCTGTACGCGCTGTACGCCGCCGATGCGACAGTGACAGCAACCATAGCGATGGCCGGGTTACACATTATTTTTTCTCCATGTAAAAGCGATGGAAGGGCAGCCGCTCTTTGCCGTAGGGCGCCGGATCTTCAAGATGAAAACCGAGCCATTTCAACCACGCTTTCGCCACGTGATTCCGCTCGTCAACATAGTTTTCAAGATACGGATAAGGCATCAGCATTGCATTGACTACGTGGCGGCAGCGACGCAGGAACGGGCGCTGGTATTTCTGCAGATCGTCAGTGGCAACGAGCCACGGAATGCCGCGGCCGCTCAGAATAGAGGCAGGCGCTACGCCGAAGAGCGTTACTACTTTTCCATTGACCATCCCGGCGCAGCAGAAGGTGGATATGCGGATCCCGTGCTCCATTACTTCGCGCGGTGTCTGGCCGGAAATGGCGAGGAACTCGTTAATATCAGCCTGTCGGACATTGGGCAGCATTTCCTCAATGTGGCGCTGCTCCGCGGGAACCACCCGGACATCAAGCATTGCGGCCTCCAATGGTCAACGCAGGGATCAGAGCAAGCACTGATAGAGGCAGCGGGTCCTGCTGACGGACGATGATTCTCCCGTTGAGCCCCCATGTGCTGTCTACTTTCAGCGTCACCTTGCCGGTGGCGTCATCAACCGGATCATCGTAGAACTCAAATTCGCGCTGCGGATATTCATAAAACTGCCCGCCCGGTGTACTTGCCCAGATCCCGCGGCTTGCATTTACCACCAGCGAAACAGAGGTAATGAGCTGCTTTTTGTCCAACAGCGTTTCCTGACCGTTGATATTGACGTCGAGCGTTTCAAGCTGAGAGGTATACGGCAGGCCAATGTGCACCACCGCGCCGGGGGATTCGAGAGTTACTGCGCCACCAGTCACAACCTTTTGAGGCTCGACGTTTGCATCAGAAAGGATGTTTACTGTTTTCCCTTCCAGATGGTTCAGCCCGGCAAATGTCTGTCGAGCCATCTGCCAGTTAGTGACAGCGGTATCTCGAAGATCTGGCGGTATGTTTCTGCTGGCAGAAATCTTCACGACGTTAGCGGTTGTAAGCTGGGTAATGTTACAACGTAACTCCATGTCCTGCGGGTTTCCGTTTGCGTCCTGCCCAACGTAAGGGATCTGGATTTGTGCACCGACGTCCGAACCTGTGAATCCAAGGCCACCGGACATGGTTAATGTGTATTCCTGCCGATAATCCCAATCACCACTACCACCGGTAATTTTTATCGTAGCCGCCGAGGCGTTACGCCCGTCATAACTCAGGCCGCAGTCGACAAAAAAAGCGTCCTCGGTAGAGGTGAACAACCTGCTGGCAAGGCGCTCAATGTAGCGTACCGTCTGACCGTTAATAACGCGGCGCACCACGAAATAAACGGCATCCTCCTGGCTTTCACTGATCGAACAGGTAGATTCGAAATAGCCGTCAGTCGGCTGCGGCGCCCAGGCAAAAACCTGCTGGTCTTTAAGATAGGTTAGCGCCAGCAGCAAACCGTCGTCGCGGCAGCACCAGGCAATTGAGTACGGCACTGTGCTGAATGACCAGTCAACAATGCTGTGCTTCTGGAATAGATGGTTCGCCAGTATGGTCAGGTCGTTACCCTGATAGCCGTCAACGTCGAATGAATAGGCCAGATCGCGCACGGCGCTGCCCTTCTCCTGAACGAATAGCGCGATGTTTGCAACTGCAATCGGTGGGAGGTTGCTACACCCATTCGAACCTTGAGAAGAAAACGAGAAGGCACTTGGCGTCAGCGTTTTATTCTGGTCACCAGTGATGATGTACTCGCCACCTGAAGTTAGCGCCACCAGCGAGCCCACGTCTATCAGGTGCCGTATCTCATTCACCTGCCGGCCAGCATAGGTATAGATAATTCGGTCGTCATCCTGGACAGGGTTATTTTTCCCGAAGTCTTTGTAATCGCCGGTACGGCTGGCCCAGATGGTTTGTGGAAACGCGGTGCTTGCCGCGAAAAAAAGGCGCTGCTGGTAATAAACGACGGTGCCAGGATAACCATTCACATCATTCCAGGCATAGCGGGCCCATTTGAAGCTCTGTCGCCCTGATCCGACAACATTCTCAGGAATGTACGAGATTACTGTTGCTGTTGCCGTAGTGCCGCTCGCTGCGGTAATGCGCGCGATCCCAAATCCACTATGCAGATACTGCCATTGCACACCAGTATCAGTGTCAGCAGTGCCGCCCCACCCATCCCATGCCGCGCCCTCGGTGTGCGACGGTCGCAGTGTGCCGGTGGTTCCAGTCGTCAACGCTTTGTAATAGTTGCTACCGGCCCGGATAATGCCGCCTGCTGTGGCCTTTTTCCCTGTCTCCCACACAGGAACAGAGTCAACCGCTGGCTGTTCCAGGTAGAAGAGCTTACCGACCTGCTCAGATCCAAAAATAGAGGATGTCGCAGTTAGCGTAATGGTTCCGGTCGAAGCGCTGGCATACACCTTCTGAGACTCGTCGACGTTGATATCCTCAAACGGGCCGTTTTTAGTCTGTACAGCGACGATCTGCCAGTTATCGTGTGCGTAGCGGCGTAACTCCATCGGCGGATATTTCGGATGAACAATGGTCAAAACATCAGCCGATTGCGTGAATTTAAGCCTGAAAAGATCTGACTCAGCATACGGCGTCGCCAGCTCATAAATATTGCTCGTTCCGCTGACCAGCACCTGCCCGCCATCTTTGAAAACGCGCATGTATTTGTCGCCGAACTCCAGCGCATAAGTTTGCACCGTGGAGAACTGGAACGGGATCAGACGGCATTTTTTATTGGCGTATTTGGTCGCTGCGATATACTGCGTGCCAGGCCGGTTCTCTACCCCGCCATACTGCCGCACGATAAAATTGCTGCATCGGCGCAGCGCCACTTGGTACTTTGCCATGTCAATGCGGCCGTAAAGCGACGGCGCAATTTCTCCACCAGCAAAACTCGGTTGAATCCAGCTTATTGGCATTATGACAACCTCGCTGTCGTGAATTCGCTGTCCGGCGCCTGCGGCTCCTGGCTTTCGTTCATGCTGTGAGATCCGGCACTGAGGATTACGCTCTGGTACATTTGAAGGCAGAAGCGCGTCAGGTCTGCGGTGCCCGTCACGGGCATATTGATAGCGGCGGCCAGCCGCCAGGCAAGAGCATCCTGGAAAAGCGGGTCGAACATGTTCACATCAGTGATACGCGCGACATACTTCAGCCGCGCTTCCTGCTGGTCGGTGTAGATAAGTTTTCCGGTTCCCGCGTCGTTGACGCCTGTCTCGTAATTGATTCGCATCGCCGCCGTCGGATAGCGAACGCCCGGAATCATGATTTCGATGATGCGCAGGCAGTCAGTGGGATAGGCATAGGCATATGTCCAGTCAGGCGGCGCAATGCCAGTGTCGGCGAGCGCGACGCGCTTGGTGGCGAAATTCCATTCGGCGTCTGCCAGAACAGCATCGCGGCACGCTTCGAAATGGAGGTTGCACACATCAGCCTCTTTGCTCTTTTCATCGAGGCTGTTGATGCTGCGGCTACTGCCGATATTGCTCAGTGCCAGATTGCAGATTTCGACCACCGAAGCCATTATTCACCCCCGCCGTAGAGCGTGTCAGCGGCCGACTTCTGCGGTTCAGCCTGAGCCGGTGCGATTGCCATATCAGTGATCTGAACGTCAGCGTTCTGATACTTTTCATCACCGTCATCGCGCACTGATGTGCCCTTAACGACCGCACGCGCGGTAATCATCACTTCCGAACCGACGGCGGGCATGCTTACACCGAGCTTTTTCAGCGTTTCATTATCAAGGTTGATGCGCAGACCCCACGGATAATCATCGCGGGTTTTGGTTTCGCCGCTTTCGTCCTGATAGGTGTCGGTGCCGTTTTTGAGATTTACCAGATCCATAACCCACTCCTGCAATAAAGGGGCCGAAGCCCCTTGTTTTTTCTGGGGCTTAAAGGCCCAACTCGGCGCGTTTTTTAGTGATTCGATCCTGCAACGTCTCAGCTTTCATATTGCCAGGCTTCTCGTTAAACAGATCTTCGTATTGCTGGCGCAGCGCGGCGAGATCGTCACTAACAGCACCAGTGCCATCGCCGACTTCACCACCTTCGCCGTTACCACCAGCGACCGGGCCTTCCAGGTTCTGCACAACAGGGTTCAGAACACTGGGGACCGGTGCCGGGCCATCAGCAACGGTGGATTTGCCGCGTTTCTGTTCGGCCTTCTGCTCGGCTTTTTTCTTCGCTGCCTGGGCTGCGTCGTTCATCGGCTCCAGCGCGCTGCCCGGCTCGCCGTCATATTCAATTTCCGCGCCCTCATCCAAAAGCTGATTGCCGATAAAGGACAGACGAAGGATGCGGTACTTCGCTTTTTCCTGTGCCATCTTCTAACCCTTAACCAGTGATTCGTGAGCGGGAGGCGTAGTAGGTGTTGTTACCGTCTACGTCGAGGTTGATGCCGGAGGTGAACGCGCCAGCGGTAAGCGGCCCGGTTCCCACGGTGTAGTTAATGCGCAGGTAACGCTGCACGCCCTGCGGCACCTTCTGCGAAACGATGCGCTTGCCAGCGGTCAACGCGGCCAGCGCCAGATCGCCAGAGCTCGCGATAGTCGTCCAGGTGGAGTTATCCGTGCTGGTCTGCAGGTTAACGTTGACCGTTGCAGCACCTGCGGCGGTCGCGGTGGTGTTGACGTTAACGAACCACTCCAGCGGCTCACCGACACCGATATCGCGGCGACTGCCGTCAATCGGGCCGAGGTCGATAACGTCAGTGGAAGCTGCCGAAGCGGTAACCGCCTGCGCTTCGGAGAACATCAACAGTTTGTCGAGGATCATCTCTTTATCTCCTTCTGGCGGGCGCTCGGCCCGCCGGTTAATGACAGGCGTTAAACAACGCGGGATTCGGTTTCAAGAATCGCGTCGGTTTCACGAATCGGCACGCCGCGGAAAGCGGTCCACCACTGGCCCTCGGTCTCTTTGACGGTCAGAGCCAGAGAGGCTTTGTCCAGAGACTGAGTATCAAGCGCCTGGGCAACGGTTCGGTTCATATAGAACACCGGCTTACCCATGCCGCGGTTCGGAATGCGGTGCAGCGCGCGGATCATCAGGTTGACGATGTTGGCGGCAGAACCAGGCACGGACAGGTCGCTCACGTCGATATTCGCGATGCGAACAACGTAGCGCCAGTCGCGCAGAGTCAGGCCAGCATCCCACTTGTAATGGGTGCGATAGCCTTCATAGGAGCCGCCGTTAGCATCCTGAATCGTCTGCTGGCCCTTATCCTCCATAAACAAACCAGCCTTCTGCCCTTTCGGGAAAATGCCGTGAACAGTATTTTCGCCCCACACCACCAGCCAGATAGAGGTGTTGTCGGTGCCGGTGCCGCCAGCATCAATGATGTTCTGACCGTTGCCTGCGGATTTGCTGGAATAACGCGGCGCCAGGCCCATGAACTGCTGCGGGTTGATGCTGGTATCGCCGTAGAAAAGCGTCTGCGCCATTTTCTGGTTCATGCCCTCCAGAAAGGCGCGGTCTTCCGACAGGCGGAATTCAGCGGTGTTGCCGTTCAGATCGGCGAGAGACTTGTCGATTTCGGCATAGGTTTCGAGCATCCCCATGGTATCGGTGATCTGAACCGTGGTGGATTTACCCTTCGGCACGCCGGAGTTAATCATGCGCCAGTAAGCATCCGGCAAGCCGGTGCGAATAGTGGTACGGTGACCGGTCGGAGAGTTACTTTCTACGAACGGCATATCTTCCAGGATCGGGTTGCTCTGGGAGAGAAGCTCGATAATCGTATCGGTCTTCCCGCCGTTATCTACGCGCTTACCCCAGTCCGCCAGCGTCAGCGCATTTAAGCCTTTAACAGCCATGGTTTATTTCCTCTTATTTGCCATAGAGCACTTCGGCCGCACTACGCTGGCCTTGATTTCCGCCGGTCACCATGTTGTCTTCTGACATGGCTTTACCGACCTGTACGCAGAAACGCACCAGCGCGGGGTTATTCCCGAGCCCGGACGCTTCCAGGTATTCTTTCAGCTCGGGAGAGCCGAACTGGTCGATCGCGCGCTGCGCGGCGCTGATGCTTGACGTCAGCTTGTCGCCGCCAATTTCTTTGTCAGCCTTTATGGTCGCCTGCCACTCTTCGCCCTGCTTCTGCCAGGCCGCGAGCTGCTGCTGATTAACCAGCGGCAGGATTTTTGAGGCATAAACGTCCACCAGCTTCTGCGCCTGCTCGTTGCTGAGGTTCAGCTCACGCGCGATCGGCTCAAACTCTTTCACTGCCGCGGCATCCAGCTCGACGCCCTCGCCAGCTGTCAGCTCATATTTTTCCGGTGCGCCTTCGGGCTTTTTGGTTTCGTCTTTCTTTTCGCCCGGCTTCTTTTCATCCGTTTTCGGCTGCTGTGCGCCGTCATCGGTTTTCTGTTCTGCCGGATCCTGAGACTGGCCTTCTGCCTGCGCGCCAGGCTGCTGGTCTGCATTGCCCTGCGGCTGTTCTGAAGCAGGTGCTCCAGAGGCTGCAGATGGTGCGCCACCGCCACCAGCACCGCCGTCGGCGGGTTGCTCGTTGCAGAGACGGCGAAATAAGAGACGTTGAAACAGATTCATGGTCACTCCTGTTTGGCGGCCTCGTCGGCCATCGTCAGATACAGTTCCGGGCAGCAGGTCATGACGTGCGTCATCAGCACGACCGCCATATTTCTCTGCCCTTCGTTAAATGCGGTTACGTATGGGTCACCAGCGAACGTCGTCGAAAACGGCTTGCCCTGAGAGAGCACTCGCCAGATGACGCGGCGGCCTGACTCGGTGCCCATCACGGCACGGATATCAGCGGCGTCTCGTTCTTCGCGTATTTTCTGCTGTGCGATTTGCTCGGCTGTCGGCTGGTCTTCGGCGTAGATGTCGTATGCATCAGTCATTGCTGCTGGCCTCCGACTGCACCGGCCAGAGCCGTGAGAAGATTCGGATCGGCGGTTTTGGCTTCGCTGAGGGTTTTAGCGCCCTGCGCGGCAGCCATGCCGGTTTGTAGCGCCATAGCCTGCTGTTGTTGCTGAGCGCGGTCGTTACGGGTCTGTTGCGCCTGCTCTTGCGGCACGACAACTGTCGGTGACACGCCAGACATGACGGCGTAATTGTCGATAGCCTGGTCGACATCGAGTTTGTCCAGCGCTTCCGGTTTGGCGTTCGCCAGGTTGCCAACGAAGCCGACAAAACGCTCAAGGCTGCTGAGGCCAATCGCTTTCTGCGCCTGCGCCATCACGGAGATGTATTCGATGCGCAGCGGCATCCCCTGCATTTCTTCCGGCGGCGCCGGCAGCATGTTCTTGCGGGCCATCATGGAGAAAGCGCGGTCGATCAGAGGGTCAAGAAATTCGTCGTTGAGGCGCTCCAGCACCGGTCCGAGCATCAGCAGCTTCTCTTCTTTCATCTCAATAACCGCTTCCACCGGCATTGAGCGGGTGTTGACGTTCTGGAGCATCATGAAGAGATCGACGAAATAGGCGCTATTGATGAGCTGGCGCGTGTCCTGAATGTCGCCCAGCAGATCGCCCAGGTTTGGGTTAACCATGTAAGCCGGGCGCAGACCTTCGGCCCCCGTCACCTGGTCGACATACGTGATATCGCCTGGCAACAGGGATACGCGTTGGGTTTTCAGGGAAGTAGGGCCAATCATCGGCGGGTTGGTTTGCTTGTCGATCTGCTGCGCTTTGCGGCGCTGTTCGAGTTGCAGGGCTTTAACCTGGCCCAGCGCAATCATGCCAGGACAGGATGAGCCGTAAACGTCTTCGCCATTCACTTCCCAGCGCGGCGCCATGATGGGGAATTCGTCATAGCCGGATTCACGCAGAACTTTGTCGTTATCGCCGCCGACCTCGAAATATACGGAGCGGAACGCCTTGTTTTTGGCGTTCATCTTTCCTGTTTCACGGTTCATGTTTGGGTAGACGGCATGCACCACATCCACCCATTTTTCATAAGTGCCATTCTCAAAGGCGCTTTTTGTGCTGCTGCTGACGTTATTCAGGCCGAACTCACGTACCAACTGGCGCACGGTCATGGCGAATTTGCGGAAGCAGGTGTCGACGCTGAGGCGCGGACTGTTAGCGATGTAGTAGCTGCCAACCGGAAACGGCATCGTGCGGATCACATCTTCTTCATCTTCGAGCACCGCCATTGCGCCAGTGGCAAACGTGCCCAGGCTGGAATAGATAAGCGGCAGTGACTGATACAGATTCGACTTGTTGAACATATCGTTCATACGGTTCTGCACTGTCTCCAGCCACAGCTTGACCGGACCGTAATCCATCATTTCCGGGTCTGGTGTCGCCAGCTTGAACCACGGGCGGGCCGGGCTTGTGATGCCCGACATCATGCCGCTCGACAGCGTGCGGTTTGCCATCGTTGCCGTCGGATCAACGATTTTTGTATTGCGCCGGTCACCGCGGTTAGCTTCGCTGGTCAGGAAGCGAGAGCCGCGCGGGATAATGAAATCGCTCAGTTCGCGCCAGTGAGGTTCGAAAGTAGTGCGCTCCTGCTCCAGCATGCCAAGCTGCTTCGTCAGTTGCTCTTTCAGGGTTTCGTTCGTCATTGGCATCGACCGGCGCTCCGTTATTGACCGAGCAGCGTTTTGCCGCTGGTAGAAGCGGCGGAGGTGTCGCCCTGCGCGCCAGTCAGCATGGTTGAGCTGCGACCGGCAGCGGCGCGGCGGCGGCGGGTTTCTTCGTCGCGCGCGTCAATCACCGCCTGATCTTGCTCCTGCGGTGCCTGCACGACCGGCGCTGCTTTGGGTACTGATGGAGAGCTGCCCATGCACATTTCCACTACCTCATGATGCCAGTTAAATTATTACCAATTTAACCACATAAGGATTATTTGCTGTAGTGTATTGACATTATCTGCGTTAATTATTACCTTTTTGGTAAAGCCAAACCCCACAACAAAGCGCATTCTGTTTCTGGGCTCAGTGTCTGGTCGTTAAACGCAAACGGTAGAGTGCGCTTTAGGTGGGATGCAGTACGGCGTATGGCACATGCGCCGCAGCGGTCCGGGCGGTCCTTGATTTTGCGCCGTAGCGGGTAGCCGGAATGTGCAATCCATCTGCACGAACAGAGGATTCACCATCCTGGCGGTACGGTGTGACGCCTCGGAAGAGACGAGGATGCAACGATGAGAGCATTTATGGAGCAGCGACAGAGTGTGGTGCCCAATCGGGCTAAGTGATCTCTTCTTTGTGAACAAGATTGAGTTGCCAGGTACATTCGGCCATTAATGTCCGGCTCATCACCGGATACCACCTAAATAGCGGTCGCAAGACGCCGGACGCGTAACCGGAACCACAACCCAATCACGCCTCAGGACCGTGATATCCCATAGCAAGCTGTGTGTAGTCGTTGGCGGTGGCAGTTTCCCTTGAAGGGCTGACCACCGCCCTTTTTACACCAGGACGCCATCGCGATGGTTTCCCGCTGTAACAAGCCAACCCTCATTGCTTCCAGTTCGCCCGCCTCGTGCGGGCATTTTTTTGCCTAGTGACTAGGAATTACCTTAAAGGTAATATGCTCAAAACCACATCACACAGGGCCGTGACATGCTTGATTTTATCCGCGATATCCTTGCCTCTTTTCGCCAGGCGTCTCTTGAAAGGGTGCGAAGCCCCTTCTTGGGAGCCTTCGTCTTTTCCTGGCTTGGCTTTAACTGGCCCATGCTGGCTATTCTTTTTTTCAGTAAGCGAGAAATTGAAAAACGTCTTGTTTATATCGGTGATAACTTCGGCATTGAAAGCTTTATTATTGGACCGCTCTGCACATCGGCCTTAATAGCCCTCCTGCTTCCTCAAATAAACAAGCTAGTAACGAGAATACAAGACAAGCCCAATACTGATACAGTAGAGATGAGTCTTGAGTCAAAAATAAAGATTGGCAAAAAACAGCAAGAAATCGCCGAAATTGAAGCGAGGAAAAAACTTGCAGAGAAAAAAGAAGAAAGAAATATCGAGGAAGGAATTCAGCAGATAAAGAAAGAACACGAAAAAGCCCTCCGCGATATCAACCTTGCTCGACAGCAATATAAAGACATATCCTCAAAACTCACTGATGCCGCAAAAACAATTGCGGAGTCTCAGAGTCAACTCTCTGTAGAAAAGGAAGCTAGAGCCAAAACAGAGAAGGAGCTTATTTCAGTAAATGAACGAGTAAAGGTTGCAACTGAAAAATTGATCTCTGCAAATAATACTAATAATAAAGCAATAGTAGAAATGGAAGGGCTGACTCGCGAAATAAACAACCTGAAAAAACAGATGGAAGAAGTAAGTTCTTATAACAGCCACTTATTAAGCGAACTTAATTTTATAAGTGAAAAAGTCCCTCAATTCGTCAGGCTTGCTAATATAGACGGAAAGATGGAAATAATATTCAACAGGACCAATTATGATAAGGTTCTGGAAGCTTTAAATCTGAATAACATCAATATATTGACAGCGGATGATGATGATTTCATTCTACCTGACGGCACTAAATTTGGCAGCCAGACCATTAAAGAAAGAAATTATAAATCAAAAAAAGACTCTGAATATATCAAAGAAGATAGAAACATAATAATTTCACATCAAAGAGCCAAGCCCCGGAACGAAGAATGATATATTAAGCATACGGGTCGTAGTCACTGATCGTGCGACCCTGTTGCTGGCGGGGCAGATTCATCCGTTTTGAAACCGGGAATGCAAACGTAAGCGCCAGAGCATCGCCGCAGCCTGGCGAGCGGCCGAGGCGCTCTTTGATATCTTCTTTTGGCTCCAGCACAATCTTGCCGTCGACGCGCACCTTATACTCGACCGCCGACAAATCCTCCGCCGTCTCGCGCTCATCCAGCGTCCCGCCCAGCTTGAGCCAGGTCTTAACGTTGTTGTACATCTCGCCGCGCTTATTCAGCATCTGCGGGTCAGTTGACTTGCCGCCGAACGGGATCAGCGTCCACGCGCGCCCCCAGCCATCGCCAATAGACTTAAGGCCGGTGCCGTAGCCAAAGTCGATAAACACGGCGTCAGCGCGATACTGGTCCTCAAAGTCGGCGATACGCTTCGCCATAATCAGATCGTCGGTCGTCTTGCTGCCGCGCCAGAGCAATTTGCTGTGCAGCCCCTGCCGCAGATAGATAACCGCGTCGTCGGCGCCGGAATAAGCAGGGTCAACGCCAATAATAACCGGTGCGTGCGCCACCTGTGCCTCGGTAACGATGCGAGTCAGCGCCTCTTCGGTCATGCCGGTAGGGATGAACTGCGTTTCTGACGCGTCCGGGAAGATGCCGCGCACGCGCACTTTGAAGAAGTCACTGTCTTCGCCGTAGTCGGCGGCCCACTTCTCGATCTGCGATTTGTTGGTGCCTTCGACGGTGCGGGAGTCGATCTGCTTGCACTTCCAGCGGTGCCGGTATTTGCGGAAACATTCGCGGAATCGTCCGGCGTTACGCGTCGGGTTACCGAACGCAACCCAGATAATCTCGGTGCCTTCGTCCGTCAGCGCGCCCTCGGCTACCTCCCACACCAGATCCGCGATATTGGATGCTTCATCGAATACCAGGATGATGCGCTTGCCCTTGTTGTGCAGGCCCGCGAATGCCTCGGTATTGTTCTCGCTCCACGGGATAGCGTCAGCGCGCCAGGCTTTTGTGTGGTTCGGGTCGTTGGAGTAAATCGCGGTGGCGGTGGCAGTGAACCAGTCTCGGGTAATGCTGAGGCGCTGCCACTTGGCGATTTCCGGCCAGGTCTTCGTGCGCAGCTGGTTCTCGGTGTTGGCCGTCACCACGATTTTGCAGTCTTCGCAGGTGTCCATGCCCCACTTGATCAGCATCGAGATGAACGCAGATTTGCCGATACCGTGGCCGGATGCGCGAGCAATCATTAGCGGCTCGTATCGTGTCGCCGGGTCGGCCAGATGCTGTCCTATCTCGTCGAACGCTTCCGCCTGCCAGTCTCGCGGCCCTTCTGAATCTTCCAGCTCGGAACCGGGTTCGCCCCACGGAAACGCGTAGAGCGCATAACCGAGCGGATCGTGTGTGAAGCTGGCGATATCCTCCACCAGCTGCGACTGAATATCGACGGCATCACTCATCGGCCTTCACCTTCTTCGCGCCCTTCTTGCTGTTCGCGGCGCGCTGGCGGGCTTTCGCCATCTGGTCAGCCAGCGACAGGTTCACGTTGTGCTCATGGACTTCTTTGAACGCGCTCACGTCTACGTGCTTGCCGATGAGCTCAAGGTTTTTCACCTTGTCGGGCCATTTGACTTTCTGCAGGGTGGACTCGATATCGTCCTCTCCATCCTTCCCGGCCATGCGGATCCGGTTAATATCCATCGCGCTGAGAGAGGTGCGCCACACCTTCGGCCAGTCGCGGATCGGCTTGAGGCTGCCGTCGTCATTCAGGATATCCAGCACATCCATCTGGTCGATTTCCACCAGGCGAATCAGAACGTAATCGGCACTGACACGCAGGCGCTTGTTGCGCTCTTCCATCAGCTCGGCGATGCGGTCGCGGATACGGTCATCCTTCATCATTCGCATGGCTGCGTTGTCATACGACGAGAACCCGGCGCGTTTTGCGGCCTGGCCCTGCGCGTCCGGCGTCTTCACGTATTCCTGGCAGTAGCGCTCCTGCATATCCGTTAACGGTTTAAATTTGGTGGATTTTCGCTTTCCCGCGCCTTCGGCCATGATATCAACCCCAAAAAGTATTACCATTTTGGTAATACTACCACACAAAAAGAAACCGCCGTAGAGGCGGTCTGTGTTCAGATGTCAATGCCAGTTATATCCCTGACTTTTTTCTTGGCGTAAGCCTCGGCGAGCGATTTGGCTATGGCGGTTAAAGTGCCAAGCCCCTGTTCTTTGAAATTTGTTTTAATGGCTGTCCACACTTCTTTTTGGCGAATGTCAGATAAAAAATCATGCCCTTTAGCTGTAAGCCTCAACGGAACTACTATCCAATGATAGGAGCAACCGTAAATCCCCCTTCCTAACTCATGGCTCATTAAATGCCCAAAACCATCCTCCTGGTCTACGCGCTCAATCAGCTTATTGTCAGTCAGCAGGCGCATATGGAAAATGAAGTCACTGTCATCTCGGTTATAGCCCTTCGCTTCAAGTTCAGTTAGCAGCGTATCCGGCCCTTCAGTATCTTCAAAGGCGCAAAGCAGATCCTTGATGTAGTCCTGATTTATTTTCATACCTTCACCATGTGAAATATTAAGATATCTATTATACCGACCTTAGCGCGCCATTCATTTTTTGTATACACTCATCATCATCTGTAGCTAGAGACACTTACTCGTAAAATCTCTATTTGATTGGCATTTTAGAGAATCCAATTCAAGATAATTAGAGCTACAATTCAAAAGCGGTGTTTGTTTTTCATAGGGCTTTGCCATATACAAACATAAAAAGCACCGCTGAATTCATTGTCAAACGAGCATTATTTTGGCTCTGGTATTTCCACAGGGTCATCCAAGTCAAGAAACTGCTGAATCTCCCTATAAATTATGCGCAAATCTTTGTCTCCAGGTGACATACCATATTTCAGTACAACATATCCATTCTCAAACTCACCATTCACACCTGGTCTTAAATGTCGAATGAAAAAATCAGTTAATATCTTTTTATCTTTTTCACTAATATCAGCTTCTTTTAAAGCAAGTCTTGCATACCAGCATGCTGTGGCAAGCTCATTGAGAGCATCAAGACTATGGATGACGTGGTTGTCTTCGCCTATGCATGCATTACATCTTTCAGCTAATCGAACCAGCTCATCCATTAATCGTGAGGTTTCATTTTGCCTTTCTGATCGCATTAGAGATTGTCTTGAGAGCTCAGTTGATTTCTTTGCTTGAAGAGTTGCATAAGCAGCGAATAATGCCGAACCAAAACCACCCAAAGCTGAAATCAAATTGATATAATCACCGTGGTGCCAACTCATTTCTTATAGCCCTCCCTCATGTCAAAAAACCAAGATTCTGCCTACAGTGATAAATAGTCAATATTCATAAAGAATATATTTAAAATTTCAAAGCCAAACTGTAAAAACACACTGTACACAATTAAAGATAAACATCTTTATGCTTGGAACCTAATGTTTTGCCCGGCGCTGCGAGCATGGCGGCGCGGCAGGCTTCATAGGCTTCTTTCATAGCCTCTCGCACCCAGCCTACCGGTTTTTGTCCATTACGCTGACACCATTCCTCAAATGTTGGCACAACCGGCGCGGGCGGTGCTGCGAGGAGCGGTGCGGTGTAGAGCCGACCCTCAATCCAACGCGCGCCATCTCCGTTACAATGGCAGCGGGACTCTAACGGCTCATCTAAACCTTCCGCGCCACATGACGAACATGTGAACAGCTTGCGATACCCGGCAGGCTCCGCCCGCTCCCGCAGCGCCGGCAGTGCAAGAACGGCCAGCGCTTTGACTTCACTTGGCTTTACGTCGTGACATTCGAGAATATTCGAGGCCAGTGCCTCTGCTCGCTCTTTGCTTATTTCGCTCACGCTTCACCCCCTTTAACAAAAATTATCCAGTGCGTTTTGTCGGATTTTCCGGTGCGCTGCCAGATAGCGGGCTTCTCGTCTGTGAGTTCAAGGATCTGGCGAACAGGTATCTGGGTTTCGTTCCATTTGAAAATGAGAACGCCGTGTGGCCGCAATACGCGAAATGCCTCTTCGAACCCGGCGCGCAGGTCATCACGCCACGTTTCCCGGTTTAATTTTCCGTATTTTTTCCCCATCCAGGCGTTATCACCGACACGCTCAAGATGTGGCGGATCAAAAACTACAACAGGGAATGAAGCATCGGAGAAAGGCAGCGCGCGGAAATCGGCAATTACGTCTGGACTGATAACCAGACTTCGACCGTCGCAGAGTGTGTGCTGCTCGGCGCGGATATCGCTGAAAATCGCGCGGTCGTCCTCTTTATCGAACCAGAACATGCGGCTTCCACAGCAAACATCGAGAATTGAGGCTTCCACTCACTCACCCCCTGTCTCAAGATTGATGCCCGCTGCGGACAGAGCCTCTGTCACCGCATCAGCAGACATAACCATTCCAACACCATGCATATCATCAACACATGGCGGCAACTTAACCGTCCGCGTCTCAAGCTCAGCTACGCGCTGCGCGGCTTCCAGCGCTGCTATCAGCTCAAGAACGTCACGCGTTGAGACCATAAAGCTGGGAATGAAATTATCTTTTGCCTTCTCGGCCACTGCTTTCAGTTTTGCTGTGTCGGTCATGCGGCACCGCCTTGATGCAGCTCGGATGCAATCTCAGCCAGCACGCTGTCAGCGAATGCTCGGTCAAAATCACCATCCGGCGCATCAGCCATAAACTCAGTTGACGTGAGAATCATTCGCGCGATGTCTGCTGCATTTTTCGCCGTGTCTTCAATGAACCCTGCATCCCAAGCCGCAAGCATTCGGTTAGCGACGAAATAGGCGCCCTCCTGGCGCGCCTGAGACTTCACTTCGCGCAGGAATGCTTTGGTGGCAGGAGTTTCATTCAGGGCACGACAGACATCATCATTCCCTGATACGTTTTCCTCTCCGCATGCTTCGCAGACGGTAAATCCAGCAGCGTGCTGGCTGATGGCACCTTTTAGCCCCGCATTCTCCGCCGCCAACTGATCGCACTGCTTCGTCTTTTCGCGCAGCGCCGCGGTGGTCACGTCCAGTTGAGTCGCCATCTTGCTCAGAAGCTTCGCGATATCCAGCAGCGGCGTATTGCTGTCGAGGCACTTCGCCAGCTCATGACCAGCCTTCACTAACTCATTGTTTTCACTGTGCATAATTCACCCGTAAAGATTTTTTAATCATCTGACAAATCAGGACTTAAGCATTAAGCCGTAGCGTGCGATCAGCAGCGCGTCGGCGATTGCCTGCCCTTTTGCTTTTGCATCCAGCGCGCGGAGGGCCGGGTACAGCTGAATTGCCCGGCTCCGCGCCGCGTCTTTGTCGCTGCCGATGAGGCCGGCGGCCTTTTTCCACGCCTGCGGCGTCACAAGCGTGTAGGGGATATACGCCCCCTGAAGAATCCCTTCGGCGATACCTGCTGCATGCCCGAACGTGAACATGCTCGCGGTTCCCTGCCCTGGCATGGCGCCGACCTGCTCCAGATATGCATGGCTGATGCTCCACGACTGAAGCCAGGCCGCCAGCTGCGCGCCGTTGACGCGGGACTTGCTGCCGACTTTGATGGTCGGCATGTTCAGGTGCGCCACGTATTCGCCGGTTTCGTCTACTGCCACCAGCGCCCCGCTACAGCCGGGGTCAATTCCGATAATCACGCCCATGATGGTTTCCTTGAGCCTTTACCTTAAAGGTAATACTGATGCTTTTACGAATAGATTTCAAGCGATACAGATAAATAAAATTACCATTATGGTAAACATGTCACGCAGCAAAAAATCACCCCCTGAATCCAGGAGGGATCTCGTTTTCTGGCTCTGGTATCGCGTTCACGTCGCGCCCGGTCTTGCCGTTAACGCTGTTCCGGCTCTGCTGCACGCTTCGCGCCAGCTTCTGCTGCCATTGGGTGTGGTGAAACGCCTTCCCCTCTGCCTGCCAGTAGTCGATGAACGATGCCAGCTCCTGGGGGGTAACCTCTTTCGTCAGCTGGATGCCCCATATCGCCGCCTGCTTCCTGAAGTCGGGATCGGGTTTCCAGTCAGGGGATATCGCGAATTTACCGATATGCCCGGATCCGCCTGGTGGAACGTAGCCATCCATCACAAAGTTTCCGGCGCCGGGGTCAGGTTCTTGCGATGTGGTTTTGCCGTGAAAGTTATCCACAGCTGAAAATTCTTCGCGCGCTATATGGGGGTTTTCCTTTCCCTGTTCCTTTCCATTCCTTTCCATTCCAGGCGGTAGCTGTACCGTATTACTACCGTACTCATACGGTATAGTGCATAACTCCTTGATTACACTCTTCTTTGCCTTGTTTATGACCTGGTGCTTGAGAAAGTTATTCACAAGCCCGTAGATCTTCCCATCGGCACCTGAAAAAAGGCTGATATAACCCACGCTGGAAAGCTCCTGTAGCAGTACCGGAATGCTACCGGACTGCTCCCGTATCGGGAAAACAGCAGCCTTAACCAGCTTCGGGTTTGCGTTGAAATAGCCTTCATCGTCGGCGTAATTGAGAAGCCCGATAGCCAGCAGACAGGCTGCTTCTGACACCTCTGACAGATCCTCATCAGTCCAGAACTCTGGCTTAATTGTGCGGATGCGCGCCATAAACTACCTCACTCACAAAGACCATATCGAGATGAACAGACGGATGTGTCTATACTCGCTTTAACCAGGTCATACACTTTCCCACCGCGGCCGGTTTTAGCCCACTCGACGACGTCCAGTGCTGACGGCGCGCCCATCGTGCCGCGCGGGCCATAAAACCCAGACCACTCAATGCGCTGAACGTCAGGATTAAGACCGTAGAGCAGAACATCATTGCCTAGGTTGACCGAGTACTGTTTGCGCTGCGCTATCTCCTCTCCGGTGAATTCATCCTCATCAAGCCAGGTGACCTCCCGAACTCCTAATTGATTTCGCATCCACGCCTGGCTTTCCGTTCCGACCGACATCCAGTGGACCCAGCGGGAAGCCAGACGCACTTTTTTCTCCCAAGCGTGATGTTTTTCGATATGCTCTGGCCAGCGCGCCGCAGTTTCAGCAATCTCCTCTTTATTGCTAAGCACGCAATTCATACAACCAACGCGGGATGCACCTTGCATGTAGAGCGGATTAGGGTTAATGCCAAAATGCTTGTGCAGAGCAAATACATCAGCAGCAGTCCACTGATGAATGGGCAGAAAGTTATAGAGAAATTCGGGGTCTCTCTGGTCGGTAGAAAAACGCTCGTATCCTGCACGCTTAGCCGATTCATCACCGCGAACACCAGACCACTGAACGACGACATCACCGGCATCAAGCATGGGCTTGATCGCTGAGTCAAAGGCAACCTGAATTTTCAGCTCGTCAGTGCAGAATCTGTTACGGAGCATGGGGAACATGCCATGCAGTAGCGCTGCATCCAAAAAGCTGTTTCCGCTAGGGTGAAGTACTGACAGGGCAGCCTCTAATGGTGTGTCAAATTCAATTCCCCAGCGCTCTGCTGTTTTCTGCCATGCGCGACCAAATGGAGTATCTGAACGAGATAGCGAAGGCATGATAACGCCACGATAAGCACCGCTGCGGATAGCCTGGCGTTTGCTCCAGTTTTTCTTTAAAGACAGACGACGTGCATCAAACTCTTCCTGCGTATAAATACGCTTCACTATTTTCACTGGCGTGCATCCGATTTGCTCATGAATCGTTCGTCCAAACTCGATGGTTAATTCGTGCTCGTTATCCGTGTCTGCCATTACGTTTTGTACGCGGTCGCCGAACAGGTGATGAGCGATTGTGGCCGTCGCAGTGCTGTCTTTTCCGGCAGAAAAATTAACGACTATTTTATGGTCATCAGGAATGCGAAATTCGGCGATGTAACGCTGATAAGCGGTTTCAATTTCACGAATTTTTGAGCTGATATCTGTAGGCACGATAACCATTGCTGCTGTGTTCATAATGCTGACTCCCTCGCCTGCTTGTTGATTTTTAATTTTGCCGAGCGCGCCTGAGCTGCGCGTTTCGCCCGCTCGTTGTTGCACTGCACGCACTCGCCGCTGATGGTGTAGCGCTCGCTGTAATGGCCGTGGATGCATTTACGGCCGGTGTAGAAGCGAGTAAGACCTTTATCCAGCGCTTCCGCCTGGGTGATACGCTCCATTTCGTCGCCCTCTTTGTTATTTATCTTTGGTAATTTTGCCTGAGCACACGAAAAGATCAACCGTAAACGGATAAATATTACCTTTATGGTATTTGGCGCATAAAAAAGGCCGCCATAAGGCAGCCTATATGCGTCTGTGGTGGAGGCGTCAGCTGTAGAAGAACTGGACCAGGTCGTTTTTACTGGTCAGCCAACCGCGCTGCTTGCACGCCTTAAAAAGCTTTTCCATCCGTGCCTTAGTCGGCGTCTTACGGCGCCCGCAGTAGTGCGCAGCGATGTACCCGGCTGTCGTCCCGGCATCCAGAGCGAACGCCTCCCGGCCCGCCTGGTCCAGGCTCAGCCAGTGTTTCTTGAAATCAAATTTCTGCTCGATTGCCATAAATTTTTTTCTCACAGTATCTATTTACCTCAAGATTATTACCTTTTGGGTGTAAAAATCAAACATTATTACCTTTTTGGTGCATTTACCTTTTTGGTAATATCTCTTTTAATTTAATAAGTTAACAATCCAAAAAAGAGATAATTTAATAGAAATGAAAAGTATTCATGAGATACGGCGAGAAAATTTAAAGGAAATTCTGCGGCGTTATTTCGACGGCAAGCAGATCCGCCTGGCCGAGCGGCTGGAGATTCAGCAAAACCTGGTCTCCCGGTGGGAGAGCGGCGCGAAAAATATCGGCGATAAAGTCGCCCGCCGCATTGAAGAAGCCGCGCGAGTCGAATCGCACTGGCTGGACGTCGATCACCAGCTGGCTAATATGCTGGAAAACCAGGAAAGCGATACTGGCCCGACGAACACCAGCGAGCTGGCCGCGAGCACCCTCAAAAAGTGGATGGACGCGGAAGGGCTTTCTCAGCAGAAAGTGGCGGCTGCCTCCGGCGTCAGCCAGGCAACAATTAACCGCTTACTGCGAAACGAGAGCAGCATCTCCGTCAATAACCTCGCAGCGATTGCAGAGTCGTTCGGGCGCCAGGCGTATGAGATGATCCTGCCGACAGATGCGCCGGGCCTTATCAGTTACGACCACAAACTGTACGCGGCGCTGCCGCAGCAGGAAAAAGACAAGATCCGTACGTTCATTGATTTCGTGATGTCTCAGAACCAGAACGATAAGCAGGCGTAAAACGCCGCGTTAGCACAACTACACACAGCCCAAATCCTCAAAAGCCGTTCAGGCCCAAAGAAAAATAGTTACCGTTTTGGTAATTTTTTCTCTCACTATCTATTGACTCTCTTTTAAAACCAGTTCAATATTACCTTAAAGGTAAACATTGAGGCGGTAAAAACTCTCTGATTACCCATCGCCGGACGCGTTCCGGGTTACCTACAACCAAAAGTATTACCAATTTGGTAAACATCTGAGGTGCGGAAATGCAGTGGAGAATCATAAACGGTTGGCACTGCGTGACGATTTCCGGGCTCATGAGCTGGAAATTCAGAACGCTGCGCGAGGCGGTCGAGTGGGCATTCATAACCAGGGAGGCCCGCAGTGTTGAAAGAGAAATGCGCGCCTGAGGCAACGGTCGATGTGAACGGCAGGGCGTACCGGGTTTACCGCCAGGCAAATGGTTATGAATGGCGTTTCGTATCTGTCGATAAGCCGCGTGAAGGTTTCACGATGAACTTTGAACAGATGGTGAAAGCCGGGTTTGAACGAATAACGGGGTACTCACAATGAACCTTCAACAGATTGGAAAGATGGAAAAAATCATCGAGCACATGTCCGCCGATTACTCCATCTGCAAGCAGGTGGAAGCGCGACAGGAAGAGCTGGACGCGGCGCTGAGCAACAGCGAGCTGAACAAAGTGATCCGCGAATCCTGGCAGGCTGCCGGCATGCGCAACGAAATCATCACTCATGTTCTTGAAGACGTTGAAGCCACGGAGATCATCGGCGCGCTGCTGCGTGAGCTTTCCGGCGTCGCGGCACGCTGGGATATGGCTGACCAAATCGACGGCGCGAGGGATGCAGCGTGAAACCGGGCATCTACCGCGAAATCTCAAACGAGGCTTACCACGCCAGTGAAGGCGTGAGTAAGTCGCAGCTGGACCTGGTTGCAATCAATCCGGCGCTGCTGGCATGGCAGAAGAATGCGCCGGTCGATACCGAAAAGCTCCAGGCGCTGGATATGGGAACAGCCCTGCACTGCCTGCTGCTGGAGCCGGAAGAATTCGACAGGCGCTTCATTGTGGCGCCGCAATTCAACCGCCGTAGCAATGCCGGGAAGGAGGAAGAGGCAGCATTCCTGAACAAGGTTGCCGGAATGGGCATGACAGTCATGAGCGCCGAAGAAGGCCGGAAATTGCAACTGATGCGCGACAGCGCGTTTGCTCACCCGGCGGCGCGCTGGCTGCTTGAACAGGATGGCGATTGCGAAGCGTCGCACTACTGGATCGACGAAGAGACAGGCGAACTCTGCCGTATCCGCCCTGATAAGCGCCTGGCGCAGTTCCCCGTCATGGCCGACGTGAAAAAGGTTAGTGACATGTCACGGTTTGCTCGGCACATCGACGAATTCCGCTATCACATGCAGGACGCGATGTATTGCGAGGGGGCAAAACAGACGACCGGCGAGTCGCACAGCTTCTTTTTTATCGCTGTCAGCGAGTCGATCGACTGCGGCCGCTATCCGGTTCGCGTGTTTGAGCTGGACGCTTACGACAAAGACGAGGGCTTTCGCCTGTTCCGGCGCGACCTGAACGCTTATCACCAGTACCGCACCAGCGACGAAGTCGGCGGTATTGAAACCATTAAACGCCCGGAATGGGCACGTAAACAGGACATGTACGCATGAGCAACGATATCACTTTAACCGCGCAGCCTGGCGCCACCGTTGGCACCGCGGCGGCGATTTTCAGCCCGGAAGGACTCAACCAACTGGTGCGCTTCGCTGACCTGATGGCGCAGAGCAAGGCGACGGTGCCAGCGCATCTGGCTGGTAAGCCTGCTGACTGCCTGGCCGTGACGATGCAGGCGGCGCAGTGGGGAATGAACCCGTTTGCTGTGGCGCAGAAAACACACGTCGTTAATGGCGCCCTGGGCTATGAGGCGCAGCTGGTTAACGCTGTTGTCTCGTCATCCAGCCTGCTGGCTACCCGTTTGAATTACCGCTGGGATGGCGACTGGTCGAAAGTGAGCGGTAAGACAGACAAATCCCCTAACCTCACCGTAACCGTGTGGGCAACGCTCAAGGGCGAAACCGAACCGCGCGAGCTGACTATCAGTATGGCGCAGGCTGGCGTGCGCAACTCGCCAAACTGGGAAGTCGATCCGCGCCAGCAGCTGGCCTACCTCTGCACGAAGCGCTGGGCTCGTCTGCATGCGCCCGATGTGTTGCTGGGTATTTACACCCCTGACGAGCTAGAAGAGAGCCGCCCGCGCGTTGAGCGCGATATCACGCCGCCAGCGGCAGATGCCAGGAGCGTGAACAGCCTGATCCTCAAGAACACATCGCAAAACGACGCGTCTGCTGCGCAGCACCGCTCGCGCAATGAGCGCACCCCTGACGAGCTGCTGACTGGATTCACAGAATATGCCAGTAAGTCCAATGACGTGGCTGAGCTTGATTCCGCGTATGCAGCTGTTGCAAAGCGCCTGGCGATCCATCAGGAGCATCTCGATAAAGCCACCGACGTTTATTCCTTGCGCCGCGAAGAAATGACCGCAGCGCAGTAATTGAAATCAAACGCGGCGCCCGGCGCGCCGCCACCTTCTAAGAGAGAAAAATGAAACGAGCATACGGAAAAAAAGAGCTGTTAGAGGTTGTCCCGCTGTCGATCAGCACTATCGATGCGCTGGAGAAAAAAGGCGAGTTCCCGAAACGCTGGTACATCACTGACAAACGCTGCGCCTGGGATGCTGATGAGATCAGCGAATGGCTCGAAGAGCGTAAGGCCAAAAGCCCGTCGGTGTTCGGGGGAAAAAAGCCTCCGGTTGAGCAGCGAGTTTTCCGCCCGGTGAGCAGCGCTGCATGACAGCCATCACCAGGCACTGGCAAAAATGGTCAGGTCTGTACTGGTACCTGGCCGGTATCGCCGCATGGATGTATCTCATCGCGGCAATTTTCACTCAGGATGGATGGCTCAAATGAAATCGAAAACCCGGCTTGAGCGTTACCACGAAAATTACGTTACCCGCCGCCTGGGCCCGCAGGTGGCAACCTCTCCAGCCGCGCAGGCCATTGAGCAGAGAGCGCTGGAGCTGGAGGCTAAAGGCCTGTTCCGTGTTGCAGCGGGGCTCTGGCTGAAATGCCTGGATGCCGCCGTAGGCGACGTTGAGCGCCAGCGCATCGCTATGCGCCGCGAGCGCTGCATTACGCGCGGACGTGCGCGCCGGGAGCATTACTGCGGCGTTAATGCAGGACAGATAACTGATATGTGGGGGCTACTGTGACCTTTGCTCATGATGATATCCGGGTGGGCACTGTCCACCTGATGTATTCCCCGGTGCGCCGCGGCTGGATTACTCCCGACGGCAGCGTAATCACTAACCCGTTAAAAGCGCAGCGTATCGCCGAGGCGCTTCACAATCAGATGAAAAAGGCGGCAGCATGACCGGTAAATACACCCTCATCTACGCTGATCCGCCCTGGGCGTACCGCGACAAAGCCGCCGACGGCGACCGCGGCGCCGGGTTCAAATATCCGGTTATGGGCGTGCAGGATATCTGTCGCCTTCCCGTCTGGGAGTTGGCCGCTGAAAGCTGCCTACTGGCTATGTGGTGGGTGCCGACGCAGCCGCTAGAGGCATTGAAGGTTGTCGATGCCTGGGGATTCCGCCTGATGACCATGAAGGGGTTTACTTGGAACAAATGCGGCAGCCGGCAGGCCGAAAAGCTGGTAATGGGTATGGGTCATATGACGCGCGCCAACAGCGAAGACTGCCTGTTTGCCGTGCGCGGCAAGTTACCTGAGCGCATGAATGCCGGGATCATACAGTCATTCACAGCGCCGCGCCTGGCGCACTCGCAGAAGCCGGACTGCGTGCGCGAAAAGTTGGTGCAGTTGCTGGGTGATGTGCGACGTATTGAGCTGTTCGCCCGCCAGTCTTCGCACGGGTTTGACGTGTGGGGCAACCAATGCGAAGGCCCAGCGGTGCAGCTGCTGCCAGGGTGTGCAATCCCCATAGTTAAAACGGTGGCGGCATGACACGCGATGATTTCGATCGCTATGAGCGAGAAAGCGTAATTCGCGCGCTGGGTAACTCCCGGCGCGGCACTGGCGAGGACGGAGCGCAGCGTTTAATTCGTGGCATCGAGCGCCGCCGCGCAGTAGCAGATAAGGCAAAACAGAAGGAAAAAGCATGAGCCAGAAGCACCATATCCACCAGATGCAACAGCGTATTGACCCGGCAGTTTTGAAGAAAGCTTCTGATGAGTATTCCGATCTGCTCATCACCATGTGCCTGTGCATGAAACTGGCGGGCCCGACGCGCGCAAATGTCACAGCATGCGCCAGGGCACTTAAAACCCGCCTTACAACGTGGCACAGCCAGAAAGAGCTGGACGCCATTATCAAAGCGTGGGACCCGGTAGGCTACTTCCTGGGGCTGCGTCGCGAAGCAAACGAGGCTGCGGCCAGCTATGGGGAACCGGCGGACACATTCATCTGATAAATTGACAGACTGAGCCCATCATTTTACTGTATATGCATACAGTTATTATTTTGGCGATGGTTATGAGTAAGGATCTCGATTACCTCGTGATTTACCGCGGCGAAGAGCATCAAAGGATAACGCCTGGTAGATGGGTGCTGATTCAGCGCGCGCGGGAGTATGGCGGCGGGTGGTGGCTCGGGCGGGCGTACGACGATGTTTTCATGCTGGAGTTTGAGCACCCCGGCTCCATGTCTGACGGGATCTCATACATCCTCTCCCACAACAGGATGCAAACTTTCTCGCTGTGGGATGAGGATTTTAAGTTAGAGCCATAACCCGCTACGGCGGGTTATTTTTCCTCCATCCATTTCTCGAACTTTGCCGGAGAAAAAGGCACCAGGTCGTAATGATCTCCGGCTTTCCAGTTATCCAGCATATCGGCCCACTGCTGCAACATATACTCTCGCTGGCGTGCATATTCCGCTTTGTTGTAAACCGCCCTCACCCCGCGCTGTTCATGCGCCAGTGCTTTCTCTATCCAGTCTGAGGGGTATCCAGCTTCGTGAAGCAACGTGCTGCCAGTACGGCGCAGATCGTGAATGGTGAAGTGAGATATCTTCTCGCCCGCTTTCGCAGCACGTTCGATGATATTTGGAAGCATGATGTTCAGCGCTGCGTTTGATAGCGGTCTGTCCAAGCGGTATCGGCCAGGCAGCAACAATTCGCTTCCGCAGCTATGGATCTTCATCTCTTTCATCAGTGAAATAGCCTGGCTGGAAAGATAAATCACGTGCGGTCGTGAACCCTTCATGCGCTGTGCCGGTATTGTCCATATCCTGCCATCAAGATTGACCTCATCCCAGTGCGCCAGCAATGCCTCGCTTTTGCGCACCAGCGTTAAAGCAATTAGGCGAACAGCCAGCTTCATAGTTGCCATTGCCGTGGTGCCTTCAAGGGCGCGCAGAAAAATCCCCATTTCTTCCGGAGATAAACTGCGCTCACGGGGCCTGAATGTCGCCAGCGTTTTTGGTTTGATGCCCTGTGCCGGATTAACAAATTGGTGTCCACGATCGTTTGCAAATCGGTATACGCTGTTCACCATTTCCAGAGCTTGTATCGCTGTGGCGTTACCTCCGCGCTCCAGAATACGGTCGCACATTGACCTAACCATTGACGGCGTTATTTCTGCCATTACCTTCCGACCAAGCGCTGGAAGAATATCGCGCCGGATGATTGCCTCCTTCATAGCCCTGGTGCTTTCTGCCAGCGTCACATGCTGAATATATTTTTCGATGAACGAGGAAAAGGTTTCAGCGTCTTTGACTAATCGCTTTCCTTCTCTCTTCTGCGAAGCCGGGGATATACCGGCATTAACCAGCTTCTTTGCCGCAATAAGCTCGTCTCGCGCCTGAGCCAGTGTAATTCCGTCGGCACCGTATTTACCAATAGTGAGTGTTTCACGGCGGCCATTAATCCGGTAATCGTAACGGAAGGAGATAACACCTGTTTTGGTAACGGCAACATAGAGGCCATCGCGATCAGCAACTTTGTAAAGAGTATCGCGAGGTTTGAGGTTTTTCAGTTTGGTATCTGTGAGCAC